ACCAGCTGCAAAATATTCTCCACCATGATTAGTTTCCCATCTTCCTGCTGCTTGGTTATCTGTTCTTAAAGATACTCCAGGGAATATTCTTTTATATTCTCTAGAATTCATAAGATTTCTAATTTTTCTACCAAACCTAACTGCGAGCTCGCCTGTATGGGTAGCTTGAATAATTTTTAATTTAGGATTTATGCCCATCATCCAAGCTGGGAACAAGTAACTTGCAAATTCTGACTTTGTATGTCTAGGCGGCATGTTGATTATTAACCTGCAAGCCTTATCTGTAGAAAATTTTTGAAATTTTTCTGAAGTTCTTAAGTGATGGGGCCCTTCTACGAACTCGGGCCATACCGCTTTAACAAATCTCATGAAATTTGTGCGGGCACCTTCTTGTTCGATCCTTTGTCGAAGCATTACCATCGCTTTTAATTGTTGTTTATCAAGCTTTTTATATTCCATATACAGATTCCTTCCTATGACTGTGTAAATGCTGCTTATCCTTGCTCTCGCCTGGCCGCGCACGGGCCGTTTTGGGCGGATGGGGGGTCTAGTTTGTTCGTATTTTGTTCGTTTTTCTCTAAGTACCTAACGTTCCACATGGTGGAACAAAAGTTTGTCGCATAATACCCATTATAGGCGATTTTAGGGGTGCAAAAAGCCTTATTTTCCGCCATTATTGGTAATTCCCTCCGATTTTAGCGGTGCACCCACCACATCTAGTGGGTCCGAGTTCAGTTGTGCACTGAGCGCACACCAATTTTCGCGATCAACGGCCCGAGCGCAAGGGTTCGCGACCCATTTTGGGTCCAAGAAATCGATTTCGATCGACCTGTACAGAAAAACCTCTCTTGAAGAGGGCACCCTCTGCAAGATAAAGACCCCGTCAAAAATTGCAGAATATTTATGATGAAAAGCTTTTTGATGAGGCCTCAGACTTTGTATCAGTTTATCACGCTCACAGACCTTACACTCCACGAACAAAACTTTTCTTAACTTGTTGAATAAAATTAAATCAGGGAAGCCATTTATAGTAGTAGTTTCAATACGAATAGGATTGAAGTCGGAGAGTTTTTCCTTGACCATTTTATATAAATTCTTTTCGGGACCCGCCATAAATACACCGTTACATTATTTCATAATGTGGAACAAATCAAGTCAGCAAATCGTTACTAGAGTTTTTTCCAAAGTTATTATTATTAAAATAAATTTTACTAAAAACAGTCTAATTGCCTAGAGAGATTGGAACACTTGGAACACTTCATAAAATAGCACTGTGGACAGGTTCTACTATATTTCTCAACTATTCTAGACGAGTGGAACACTGCCACACTTCATTTCTCTAAAAACTTTTTTTTATTTTTATTTTTCTCAAAAAACCTCTAGTACCGCACCACTGTTCCACATTGTGAAATGCTGAATTTTCCTGTTTTAAGAGCCGTAGAGAGTATAGTACGATATGATATAAAAACATACATGAGAACCTCTACTTCACTACTCTCCGTTCATTTAAACCGTTTTTATTTTTCAGTCAATTTTAAAATCTTCTCAAAGCGTACCATAATTTACCATATAAGAGACCTACAGAGGCCTCTCAAAAGCTAACATGAAAATTATCTCTCAAAAAAAAACTTGACAACTCTAGCCTTCTTAAAACCGTTCCACGTTTCGCGGTCCGTAAATCTTAGATTTTTAACCATTTACCTATTTATGATAATTTATAATAAATATGCATCAATTGATGCGTTCGTTGCAATAATAAAATGCTTTTTTATGTCGATTATACTTGACCGTATCGACCCATATGGTACATTACTTTATCACCGAAGGTGATAGACCAAGAGGCCCTGAGGCGAACAAAACAAGGGCAAGTCTAAAGGGCGAACTTGATGGATCAACAGAGACACCATTCAGAGAGGGTATCGCAGAGGATGCCACACCACCACCAGGTGGGAAAAGTTTCAAACCTCCAAAGCTATACTGATGAGGCATTAATTGCCGAAACACGTATATGATAGGGTCCTTATATAAGGGCCCTGTGTCTGTAGCACGGGAGGCTATTCAATATGAAAAGAAACGAAAAATTAAAACTTAAAATATCACTGCCAAGAAATACTGCAGACGATATGGACATCGAACTTATTGATAGAGCAACAAGGGTTATTCTTGACGCTCTTATGAGTAGAAAACTACAAAACACTTTAAACTTAAAAATTCACTTAAGAAAAACAGTTCTTAAGGGAAACACTGTAGGTGCTTTTGTTTGTATTCTAAACGGTTCTAAAAAACAAAAGGAACATAAAATTGTCTTAGATTGGAACAGATCAACACCTAGTCTGCTTTCAACTTTGGCCCACGAACTTATCCACGTTCACCAAAGAGTGACTGGAAAACTTCAGTGGAGAGTGTGGAAGAGCGATAGAATGCTCCACGCTAGATGGGACGGCCAAGAGATGGGATTGGTTGATGCAATCGACTATAGAGAGAGACCTTGGGAGATCGAGGCATACGCTAAACAAGATGAATTATATCAACTTGTAAGACACATAAATATGGATCTTCTTTATGAAAGTGAAGTAAGGTTGGCAAGAGCATAAATATTCCTTCCACGAGGCGCGGTTCTCCCACCGCGTCTCAAACTTAATGAGTGTCTGTAGCAGTAGGAGGCTACCTAATATGTTAAAAGTACTAAACAAAAACGTAAAACTATCTAAAAACAATTTGGGCACACATAGCGGTTCAATTGTGAACTATCTAAACTCAAGACACGCTTACCCAATGGAAGCGCTTGAGATTGGCGGACCCGCTACTATCAATATGTGGTCCGATAGACACGGCGCAACAGTCGTGGACATTATCAAAAAAAAGAATGGCAGAACTTTTCTTGCCGTTCAACAAGACGACACCAAAATGGTTGGCGGAAACATTATGAGTGAGGACCAACAATACGAATTTACTCGTAACCCTCAGGGCCGTTTGGTTCATGCTGAGATCATCTTCGTAGAAGATGATGAGGGCACACAAGGGTTCGTACTTGAACCTCGTGACTTCAACCATCGCACTAATCGCTTTAATGTGGCAACACACGGCGCAAGAATTTCTCTTGGTCGTCGTAGCGAATATCGTGACCCATGTTTCTAGTTAGATTGGGGCCTTAGGGCCCCAAGTGTCTATGGCAGTAGGAGGCCATTTAAAATGAAAACAATAGTAACAAAAATAGCAAATTACTTTGTTAAATTTGCTAGTGATGAAAAGTATAGGGTTATCGAAGATAAAAACGATCGCTTTGTAATTCAACAAGCACAATTTACATCAAACCCAATTCATGAATTTGATGGTAAATTCGAATATCGTTTAGTAAGCGGTGATTTTAATTATCAACCTTTTTGGAAAGATACAGGAATTGAATTTACTCAAGAAGAAAAAGAAGACTTAAAGACTAATACAAAATGGGTAGCAATTCCTGAAAGTGACTACAAGTGGTCAGATTTTCTTATCGTCAAAAAAGAAAATGATAATGATATTGCAGTTTATGGTGAAGGCTATGCTGGTGATATGTTTACAGATAGAGATGGTGATTATGGCTCAAGTATAGCCTTTAACTTTCTTACCGCTTTACAAAAAGCATTTCCAAAAAAAGATGTTAATTGGAATTATGATTATGGCTATTTGAGTGATGATGGAATTATTATCAGAAAGAATAGCTAATTTTTAAACTTCAAGGGCCCTTAGGGGCCCTGTGTATATGGCAGTAGGAGGCCATCAAAATGAATAACGAAAAAATAAAATATAAAAGATATACTTTAGAGACACACCCAACAGACTTTCACGGCCCTTTTACTGTTATCAAAGACAATGACTTTGATCAGTATTTTACTGTGAACGGCAAAGATTGGGGAGCATTCAACGAAGACGATGCCTACGAAGCATTTAGATTTGTTGGAGAAGGTCAGAAAGAGATCGCTATTTGGTGGGTTAAAAGGTGGAATGAAGGTAATTATGATGAGTCACCTTTTGATCAAAAAAAACCATGTAATATGTCTTCTCTAAATACTCTTTAATATAAAATACAAGGCCCTTCGGGGCCTGTGTCTATGGCAATAGGAGGCCATTTAAAATGTTTACAATAAAAAGTATTGATTATGGACTATATACTATAAAAGTTTGGGAACAGAGACCAACCGCGGGACACGATCCAATAAATAACTCTCAAGAAGAAGATTTTGGTCTTGGAAGTCATGGTTATGAAATCTTTAATCCTAAAGGTATTAGTATTATTTATGATGACAAAGGTATGTGGGACGAAAAAACGTGTATTTTAAATGCAATAACAGAGATCAAAGTCGATTTAGATAAGACCAATAAAAAATAAAAAATAAAATACAGGGTCCTTAGGGGCCCTGTATGTGTCTATGGCAATAGGAGGCCATTTAAAATGAGAGAACTAAAACAAATCGTTGAGAAGAATGACATTGGTACTAAATCCATTGAAGGATGGGTACTAAATAATATACCTAAAGATCAATGGCAAGAAATCATAGAACATGGATTGGAGTCAGGCATGGTGTCTGATTTAATCTATTACAATGACACTGTAGATTTTCATGACAAGTATGAAAATGAGATTTGGGATATGCTTTACGAAGCTAAGGGATGGAAATACGAAGACGACTCTATCTTGACTTATATTTCTTTGCTTAACGGTGGTAAAAATGTTGGGTCCATGACTCAATTAAAAAACTTATTAACTTGGTGGGCAGTAGAAGAGACTGTTCATAGGTTAATCAATGCATAAATACAAACTAAAGCTTAAAAACTTTTTTCCACTTGATGAGGGTGTTGAATATATTTTTATCGATCATGAGTCAGAGATTGATTTGAGTGAGTATAAAAATACAAAAAGCAAAAAGGTTTTGCAAAAGCTTAAAAAAAGATTTGATGCTGAAGTCTTGAGCAATGCAGATGGTATTTATCAAATCATTTCTTATAAGCAGATAAAATAATTACATAGGGGCCTTACACGGGCCCCTGTCCTTTTTTTACGATTACTATTGAATGTACCTTTTAATATGGTACATTGTGTCTATGGCAATAGGAGGCCATTTAGAATGAATAAAGAAAAAGAACAAGAATATTTCCTTGCACTTGCTAAGAGTGTAAGCGTAATTCAAGACTGTCTTTTTGAAATCGCTAAACGATTAGAGGAACTAGAAAGAAAGGTAAAGAATGACTAACGAAAAAACAATACTAACTAAAGCTATCGAATGGTTAGAAGAAGAAGTAAAATATAATCAAGACATAGCTGATGCATATGAAAATGATGAAGAGGCTATCACGACAGATGGGACAGATGATATTAATTTTGGCAGATATGAATGCGCCAAAGGACTATTAAATCAA